GCCATAAATTTCACTTATTACGCTTCCAATATGAACACCGATATAAATCTTGTCGCCGGTTAAATTATCCTGTATAAAAGTGTATATATTATCGAAAGTAACTTCTGCTGCGGTTGTGATTTTACCGCCAAAGCCATCTGTTTTTAACAGTTTACCATGCACAGGCTTTAAGTTCTGAAGTTCTTCAAGGGCGCTAATAGGTATATCTTCGAGATCAGCATTTGAGAACACGCCAGCCCAGTCATTTAGTTCAATAATTGCCATTTCATTCTCACCTAACAGGCTTATTTTGTGTATCTGAGTGTCTATTGTTGTTGACATGATCCTCACCACTAAAATGAATTGTTATGTTATGGATAGCCATTCTCGGAGGATACCCACCAGCTATTAGTAATCCAGCGCTTGATACTTTTAATGCTCCGACTGATGAAACTTTTAGGAAGTCGTATGCCATATTTAATTCTTTTTCTCTTCTGATTTGATAGCGTTTATTATCTCTGTTAACCCACCGTCCATAGCTGTAATGTCTTTTTTATATGTTTCTATTCTTTCTTGTAGTTCGTAGACACATGCCTCAATAAAGTATTTCTTCCCGGTTAAGTCGGTTTTCTTTTTCTCCAGGTATAACAAAATATTGTTTGGCTTTACTTCGGGTTTCTTTACTTCGGGTTTCTTTTTCTCTGACATCTTAATATCTCCATTTAAGGTGATAAACTTTTAATATGACCATTTTCGATCAGATAATCATTCCCATTGATAACAAATGTAGGATCGTCCAGATAGTCATCGTGTCCATGTTGGGCATCACTTCCATTATGGCTATCAAATTCTGCTTTAGTTGCATAGTTTGTGCTATGGTATGTATTATCATGTGCCGTAGGTGTTTGAGCATCGGCTAAAGCACCATTTAACCCCTCTACACTTATCTCATCCCCACCACCATTTTGATGTTGTGTCTTATGTGCTGCATCAGCGTAAGAAGAATCACTAAATGGAGTGCTTTGGATATTGCCGCCTGCAAGATCATATATTAGAAATTTCCCATCTGTATACGATGTGTTATTAGTACCACCACGAGCCAGTGCAAGCGTTCCGGTTGTAATGGTGGCCGCCGACTGATTATGTGCCAAAGGTGTTTGAGCATCCGCAAGAAGTCCCGATAGATTGAGAACACTTATTTCATCAGCACCACCATTTTGATGCCGGGAAGCATGAGCAGTAATAGCCACTCCACCAAGAATAAAAGTTTGAAGCTGATTAATCGATATATATTTCAAGACATCTGTTGCATCCTGATCTTCGATTGGCAATAAATCAGCTGACGCTATTGAGGCTAAAGCATCCAATTCGTGTATATACTTATCATCAGACATAATAATCCCTAATCATTTTTATAAAGCCAATGCCAAGTTTGGCTGAAAATCTTGTTTGAGTTTATTCCCCTTTACCATATTGTCTTTTGCCCAAAGTGGTTGTAAATTAGATAAAGCAAAACAGCGCTTAAAATCTATATCATCAAAAGTTTTAAAATTAAATACTGAAGTTGGTGTAATATGGTCTATGTGAATTTCTCCATTCACATAGCTCTCCCAAGTCATTCCTTCGGTAAATAATGATTCCAAATGTTTTTTAAGATCACTCGCAGAATATCCAATGAGGGATTCCCAGTGACACCCATTCTTATTCCCTTTTAATGCCAATCGCATTGCAGTGCTCATATTGCGAGAAAGTCTAAAGTGTGAGTCAGTTCTTCTGCGCTCTTTTTGATATATCCTATGATTTCTGTTTATTTCCTCATGATGATTTCTACGCCATTCTTTACTCATCTCTTTTATTTTTTTTGGATTTGCTATTCTCCACTTCCTACTTTTTTCCTTTAGTATATCAGCGTGAGTTTCTCGATATTCTTTTGCTTCTTCATAATGAAGATAATAATATTCTTTATGTCTTTTTCTTATTTCATCAACATTACCTATATAATTTTTCCTGCTTCGCTCGTTTGATTCTTTGGCATGAGTTTTATAGTATTCTCTACATCGTTTCTTTTCTTTTTCACTATTGGTGTTGCGATAATTTCTGCCAAGTATACTTTGACAAGATTTACATAAAACACGCAACCCATCTTTTTTGTAACTATCCTTATTAAATTCGGTCTTATTTTTACAAAGGTTGCAATGACTACACCATTTCATATAATACCTTACCTTGCTAAGAAATTGCGGTTTGCATTCCCGTGATCAAGATGGTTATAGAAAGTGGCGTCTTTGATACTGTCAGAAGGTGGGTAATTATCTTCGAGGTCCTCAACTAACCTCATTGCTTTATTATAAGCTCTGGTAGCAGCCGGACTTACATCAACAAGTGTTTCAAGTGAAAGGCCCAAGATGATCTCATGGAAATGGGCGCTGAGAGCGCATTCAACAGCATTCGTTATGGTTGTCAGTTCTTCTCGGTAATATATATCTATTGTCTGATCCGCGTAAGGATTTACATAGACAATATCACCCCTGAAATAATGTACGGGGAAATCGGTTGTGAATGTTCGATCGAGATCGGTAAGTTTTTTAAATTCATCAATTGATATCTTATGACTAAATTCACCATCTGTTAATCTGAGGCCATCAATACCTAAAAAACCCCGATACAGGGTATCTGTTAAGTCTGTGGTATCGTAGGAACCATCAGTGGAAATATCTATATCGGTTTCACTGCAATCAAGATCGGACATAATATACCGTTTAAGTCGTGTTACTGCGCTATCCTGTCCCTGATTCAGAAGTTCTAATTTAAAAGCATTAGTATATTCCTTCTCTGGAATATCATTGAGGTATATACCCATCATAGAAAGCATATTTGCCACAGTCATTTAATCAATACCATCCTTCCTTTACTCCGTAGCTTTCGCCTTCTCTATTTTTTTGATTAGAGTTTCTCTCTTGAAAACATTGATATTGCCTCTGATACCGAGACTCTTTGCCTCTGCACGTAGGACTTCAATCGCTACATCGACACCTTCCGCCGGCACTTCAGTCATGCCAGGGGGTGGTTCTGCGGGTGCGGTTTCACCAAAACTCCCGGACCCCATCAATCTATTTTTGGCTGGTGCATGTTCTTTCGGTGTTTCCGGGGGAACTGCAACGGCAGCTTCGATAACGTCAGCTTTTACAGCTTCATTAGTAATTTTACCGTCAGCTTCGATAACGTCAGCTTCGTTAACAATGAGGAAACGATCGGGAGAATCAAGCCATCCCGGACCGGCAGCTTGTAATTCTGCCAAGGTATTGAAGCGTTTCGCGCTTTCTACATTTGAGCTATTATATCGAAAAGTTGGGAAAGTAACATCTTCATACATTTTAAACTCCCTTCGTTTATAAAAATAAAGATAAGGCAGGGGCACACGCCCCCACCATATCATGAAAAAACAAACCTACTTATGAAGGATTAGCAGCAACAGCGGCACCACCATTTTCGTGTCCTTGTGGCATGAATACATAACAAGAAGCTGTCATGCCAACGGCACACCAGTCAGCAAAACCTTTCTTGGTGCAGTTATTACGGAAAATAATGTGACCGTTATTTGGAACATGACCAATGAGAACAGATGCTTCGGCTGTAAGGGCTGCTGTTCTCCATACTCCGAAGTGGCAGTTATCAAAGATGAGATCTCGTGTTATAGCAGAATTTGAAAGAAGATGAATAGCTCCGGCAGTTGTACCAGCAGCACGGTTCTGATTGAACTCACAACCATTAAAGCGATTTCTATCTGCGAAGTTAGTAAGCTGAATATTCCAACCAGCAAGATCTTCTTTGTCGAATGTGTCTGTGCCGAAGGTACAGCGATTAAACACGTTTTCGCTGCCCTCTAAATGTAAGTCCATGTCAGCAGTCGAAGCAGTCGTAACTCCAGCTCCACCGACACTATGAACAAGATCAAAGGTATTTCTGTCTCCAGTTACCGACAAGCAACCCGTTCCGGTAGTTCCTGAATTGAACATGCCGAGATTGATAAAACGGTTATTGCTACCGGACATTGTTATAAGTGTTGCCAAGGTTTCTGCGCTATTTGAAATACGAGCACGACCGGAATACAGCGATCCGCTTGAAGCTCCAAACAGGGTGATACCATGCTTGGACCAGGTCAGCGAAGAAGCCATGTAAGATGTGGTAGTAGATGAGGAAGTACCATTTGAATAAAGAACGATACCATCACCGCGCCCGGAATAACACTCTGTATAAGCGTTTAGGAGATGAGCTTTAGGTAACTCTCTTGTCAGCCCATTATACGAGTTATTACCGGGATAAGGGTTTGTGTTGGCGTTATAAGTGGTATTGGGGTTTACATGGAACCATCTACCGCCAATAACCGGTAGAGACCTTAATGCAATTTCTTTGCCGATCGCATCAATGTCATACTGGGAATATCTTCCATTAATGTTACTCATTGTTAAACACCTCTTTTTTTATTGTGTGTTTAGTGTAATAAGATTAAAGCACCTCTTTTTCTATTGTGTGCTTTAATGAAGGGGAATAGAGATTTTCTACCCCCTCACGCATTCTTAATATTCCTTACGGTACACTATGGGAGCGCATTAAGATACTGAAATGGTCAGCAGAAAGAACACTAACAACCCCTTCCCTTAATGCGCATGAACGCTTAACCATAGCGAGAGCATGCAGGTATAACTCTAATATAAATAATACCTTAGCCCAATAATCTGCAAGCAAGTTCTGGATAAAGAACTTTAACACCGTACATAACATCGATACGGCATGTTTCGATATTTGTGGTAACGTTGAAACCCTTCACTATCCTTAAGGAAAGGCCGTCAAACGTTTCTCTCGCGCCCCATCCCGCTGATTGCGGAACTTCCATGGGTACGATAGCGAGCGCAAAAGCATTTTCATGGAATGCAATGTTAGCAGCATGACTTCCTACGAATGTAACTGCTGCTTCGGCGATAGGAACGGAATCTGTTGACTGATAAGCGCCGGAAGAGCGGAGAGCCGGTTTAACTACCAATGGCATATCGGCTGCCTGACTCACATCGGCTGTAACCGTAAATTGCTGCAATTTACCCGTACTCTGTTTCGAAATCGGGTTTACGGCATAAACATCGCCAATAGTGAAAACATCGCCTTCGACAATATCACCGGAAGAAATGCCATCAACATGAATAGTAGATGTGTCGGCAGTTGCAGCGGTAATATATGTGACGCCACCCACGGTATCGATCAATGGTGTACCGGCAATAGTGGCTTGGCTGTGCTGGACAATATTCTGATCACCGTAGATATCCATACCGCCAACAGTCTTGATCCTACCAAATTTCACAAAATCATTTACCATTGACTCACTAAAGACACCTTTGAGGGCGTCAATCATTGACCATGTTGCATCAGGGTTAAGAACAAGGTTGCGACCGCTTTTAGGCGTACTAAATTCATCGAGCTTGGTATTTACGTCACCAATAGCTTTGAATGAGTTTGGGGTTGCGCCGGCATTACCAGCACAATTAGCAACGCTTTTATAAAGGCCGGTGAGTGAAACATCAACGTCATTCGCAAGCTGGACCATAGCTGGTTCCAGATATCTTTTTGAATATTTATCGATGGTAAGTTTTAAATCGGATCCCGAGAACTCCCAGGAAACGTTTCTTATCTGATCGATTACTATCGATGTTGACATTTCGACCGTGTTATTTACATTACCGGAAATACTTTCGGCACTACCCGAAGCAAACCGGACGGGTTTACGGATCGTGACAGTGTTTCCTACTTTAACGAATTCTTTTTTGAATTCGCGGTAAACATTGTTTCCCATAACGAGATTGTTTCTGAAAAGCCTAAGCCCTTCTTTCGCTATGATATCGGGTGTTAATAGAGTATTAGTTGCTGACATAGGTTATATGTTCCCTTCTCATCGTATCAGCCCATCCCTTTTATTCCTACTTTCAATGAACTCCTCGGTACTCATTTTGCTTTCATCTTTTGTAGAAACACCTTTGCTACCAACGGTAGTAGGTGGCGGAGGGGCTTTTGATATTTTATTGTTGTTTTTAGCAGTATCGGCATCTACAATGTCATCATTCTCTGCATTGCTGGTTTCGATTTTGATTACACCGGCTGTTAACAGTGCATCAAGTTTTCCGATTTCCAAAGCTACTAAAGACGGGCTTGTTATTGTGGCAATTCTGTCAGCTTCAGCAATATTCTGTCCGAGATAATAGGCAAGTTCATCGGTATTCTCTGATACTGTCACGGCTTTTACCATATCTTCGTTATAAGGAACGGTGTCTGCCATGGCAATTTTGTCAAAATCAGGATACTTTTTTCTGCCTCTATCCAATTTTGCATTATACGCGGCGTTAACTTCATCCTGGGCTGTAGCCTGTGTCCTTGCCTCTGCCTCTTTTTTTGCTTTTTCATCGAATTTTTTCTCAAGATCGGCCGTAGCTTTCTTGAGTGTAGCTTCCTGTTTTGCCTCTGAGTACTTATCATGAGCGTCCAGATATTCGTCATAATCATCGAAATCTGGTGGCTTTGGTTTCTCGGGCAATTCAGGAGCTTTGTCTTCCACTGTTTCGCCGGCCTTATCTACCGCGGGTGTTTCTGCGGGTGTTTCTGCTTGGCTTGCTTCCAGTTCTGCAAGCCTCGTTTTTGTTACGGCGTGAGCGCGTTTCTCGTCTTCACGTTGACGTATTACTTTATCAATGCGTTTCTTAACACCCGGAGGTGTCCCGTCTGAGGACTTATCCTCTGGGGAAGTTTCGGGTTTCTTATCTGCATCGCCGGTCTTTTCATCACCCTTTTTATCCGTATCGACCGTATCTTCGGCTGGGTTTTTTTCGGGGGCGGCATCCAGTTTATCTGCGGCCACTTTATTTTGCCCTGATTCTTTTTTTATTTCGGTTGAAGGTTGAATAGATTCAGATTCATCGATGCTTTCATCCCCATCTAAATAAGGACTGATAAAATCGGCTTCTTTTTCCTCGATTACGTCTACTGAAACATTTTGTTCTGACATTGTGTTATCCTTTCTTGCTCGGTGATATGGCACCGATACCGTTTAGCCCTGAGTACCGCCCAGGTGCGGTTGAGTTGCTTGTTCTATTTCTTTACTACGAATATCAACTTCTTTACCTACATTGTCGAGTTCAACACCTTCGGTTTCGGCTTCCGCCTTTTGAAGTTCGGCTTCTTCCAATGGGCCAGAAGCTTCACCATCTATCTTTGAGTCGAGTTCAAGCTGGTTCCCAACGTTCTCTATATGCTGACCTTCGATTTCTTTTTGTTTCATAGTGTTATCAAGTTCAAATCCCTGTGCTTTCAGAGTTTCCTGCTGTATCTTTAATTCAAGTATGGGATCAGGAGCTGGTTCTTGTGCTTGTTCCTGAGCCATTTTTTTCTGTTCTTCAGGATCAATGCCCTGTTCTTCCAACTCTTCCAGTTGTTTGATTTCAGGTGGTAACATAGTTTTTAATCGTTTTTCAAAGACATCAGATTTATTCCAGTCCATGTTACCCGCGATTAAATCCCCAACAACAGGGCCGGCATCAGGGTATTTTTCAATAAATGACAGCATAGATTCAACGGCTTTCTCGCGCTGTGTCGTCCAACTTGGGCCTACTTTTACAGACACATCGTATTTACTTGCGGAAAGATGATTGAATAAGTCTCCGTTTTTGATAGACTTGAACTCATCTGTGGGCTTTTCAATGGCATTTATAACGGCGAACTCTTCTGTGCCATCAATATCCAGTATCTTTACCATGCGTTCCGTGTCATATATGTGTGGGATGAGATCGACAAGTATTTTACCGGTATGAACGAGCGCGTTTGCAAAATTAGAAATATATTCGTAATTTCCGCGGTCGCCTCCGCTCCGGCGTTCCTGAATAGCTTTACCGGAACGTTCATTTGATGGAGCTCCTAACCCAGCCTCATATATACCTGTAGTATCCTGTATCTCCTGAGAGGCCGCTGCTGCTTCATTAACGGCACCCGTAGGTATTGTACCAGGCGTTTCTCTCTTAGGTGCTCCCGGCGCAAGGGGATCAGGGTTATAAACGAGATATGGCTTACTTGTTCTGTCGACCGAATTCCATAGAGATTCATGTCCACTGAGTTGTTTTTGTGTAATCATATAAGGAGCTTTCGGCGCCATGGAAACTATTTCCGCACTTGTTGTTCGCCAGAAGTTATAGAGTCGCTGGGGATCTTTTGCGAATCTTACTATTCCTCGATGTTTTGTTTTGTTTTCGATATTTATTTCTTTGCCCCATACCGGAACGACAGGGATATATTCACCCGGCCATTCAGTAGGTCCCTCCAGAACTTCTTGTCCATTAATTATGTAGCTTTCAATAGTATCATATTCACTCACACGGCTATTAACGGACTTCTTCGCATCTTTAGAATCATCAGAACTTGAACCGTCTTTCATCTGATATATGGTTTTCTTGTGATGCACTTTTCTCCAGTATTCAGCTATTCGTACCGCGTCTTCCAGTATCCAATGATCGAGATAGGGAATATCCTTGTTTTCAAAATCAATGGCTTGAGCGTCAGGATATTTGAATTTAAATTCATCCTTACTCATCGTATCAGAGATAAACAACCAGTTTCCATCGGAAAGGTCCGGTAGTGATGCAACAGGGTCCCAGTTGACACTAAATTGATTTTTAACGGGTGCAATATAGATATCCTGGTTGAAACTATTCTTATCTTCATATTTTGTTATGATACGCCAGAACCCACGCCCGCAAGCTCCGGCAGATTTATAACCAATGTCATAAGCTATTTTAGCCGTGCTTTGAGCTTCAATCTGTCTTACCATTCCCTCCGTGATATTTGATAATATTTTGTCATCATTGTCACCATGTGGTGTAACTGAGATACCAGGACGATTCAGAAGGAAATCACCGATTATCTGGTCAAGGTATTTCGGAAGTTGGTTAACCGTCATGTGTGGTCTGTCAGTTGCGTCTCTCTCCCTTACAGTCGCATCCGGCCATTGCTCCCCATCGAGAAACATTAAATCGTCTATAGCTTCCTCGCGTTCTTCACTATCATAGGAAGAGCTTTCTTCATACCGAGTTCTTGCTTCAGTGAGAATACCTTCATATTCTGACACAACAACCTTTTTCTCAGTGCTTACGCTGTCTTTGATTTTGCTCATTGCCACCTCTATTTAGGTGCTGTTATCAGTCTTATGCCGGCATCCCCGCTTGTCCATTCACCACTCAGAATTGCTACTCTATACCATCCAGGCCCATTATGATCGGTATTCTTTATAGGTACGGTATCGCCTTCTAAACTGGCAATCGTTACCCAGTCTGTACTGTTATCGTTTGGCCGTGAAGGATCCTTGGAGTCGAGTATTTGTTGAATAGACAGTGTTGCGGAGAGTGTTGCGGTTACTTCTCTGACTTGGATAGTCAGATTATGGTCCGGGGGTACATTAATGGGATCGGAGAATTGCCCGGCCCCAGTAAGTGTGTTTTCTATCATAGGTTACTCCTCGGTTTAAGGCGTACTTCTTCGATGAGAATATTTTCATTCGTATGTTATATGTATAGAGATTTTAGAGGAAAAGTTAACGGTTTAATAAAAGAAGGTTTGAGACGGAGATTATACGATGTGCTTACTTAGTATGCTTCTCTTTAAGTTTCGGAGTGCTCTGGATTTGCTACTACTAACAGCGGGGGCTGTTACACAGAGTCCTTCGGCTATATCACATTGGCGCATTCCCTCATAATACTTCTTTCTAATTATTACTTTTTGTCGATCGGTTAATTTTTCAATTGCTTCTTTCAAACAGATTTTATCTATATAATCTTCTCTTTCGAGTTTATCAAGGATCGATTCTTCTGGAGATGCGGTGTTTTCATCAATGATTGTTGTCGTTTTCTTGCTTTCTTGCTTCATGGCATCTATCATTTTCCACCTTATTACGTGTCCAGCATAGGTTAAGAAAGATGCTTTATATCGTGGGTTATATGTCTTTGTTGCGGATTCTAAAGCGATGTATCCGATACTGACAAGTTCATCATATTCGAGACAACACCCATTGCTGGAGTATTTACGTGCGATAGCTCTTACTACACAAAGACCGGGACGCATAAAGACCTGACCGGGCTTCCATTCCATTTCTTTTCTCGGTCCTTCCTGTTCGTTTCTTTTGTCGTCTTTCATATCATGCCCCCGTTGTGGTTGAGCTATAAAGCCCTTGCGCATCAAAATGTTGTGACTGGAAAAAATCCTGAACCGGTACTTTGTCAACTATGTAAGAGTAATCCTTGAGTATTGCCTGTGCTTTCTGCATTACCTCAAGATTACCAGAAATCTTTAAAGAACCTTAACTCACAACCTCACACTTATACGAGAAAACCTCACACTTATACGAATGCTGTTTTTATATGTATATGTTATTTAATATGTTATGGCGTCATTATTTCCTATAAATCCAGCATTCATCGCATCCATCCTCCAGGTGTTTGTAAGTAAGGTTTCGTGTGTTCTGCCGGTACATCCGCGGGTTTCTCTGCGCTTAAACTGCTTAAAAGCTTCAGGAGCACATATTGCAGCGCATCATGGGGGTGACTGAATCTATTCTTATCGGGTTGATCACTGTAATTACCAGAACCTTTCGGCTGTTCCACAAAGCAGTAGCCAGCGATAAAGCCGTTTATTAGCCTCCTACATGAAGGATCAACCAATAAACCATCAATCATATTAATACACTTTTGAACGGCCGCTAAACGTACCACAAGGTTCTGTTCTGAGGACTGTACGTCAATACCGCATTCATCCAACATGAGTTCGGCGTTACTGGTGAATCCTCCTTTTGCTTTGCTGAACTGTGTTCGACCGGCGGGATCTCCCCAATCATAATACGTTGCATTCGGGAAAGCCATGTTACACTCGACAATTACGTTGTTCGCAAAAGTAACTATATCGTCTCGCTCGGTGTGGTATTCCCTCAATACCTGTACTCGATTTGCGCTTGGGAGCTGAACAACAACACATGCCGGGCAGTTACCGGAGTTATCCCAACCTCTCCACAACGGCGCCCCTGTCCATGGAATAGGTTCCTTTGCTTCGTGAATATCTCTCTTGAAGCCGTTATATACGGTTTTCCCGCGGACAAGCGTTCCGGGTTTGCCATCGACATACATATCTGCCCAGTCCGGGGTGTCTCTGTAATATAGGCGAAGATCAGAATAATATCCGGCGCCCAGATTTTTTTCGTTCTCTCCGGGTTTTTGCCAGAAACCTTCATGTTTTTCAAGGGGTTCCCCCGCGGGTTTCGGTCCGGGCGGTGGAGTATGCCATTTAAACTGAGTGTATGTTGGAGCATCTACATCGGGGGGATTCGTGGTTTCAATACCAAATTTGGCGGGTGTACCTTTAGGATAACGACCAATACTTGATTTTAACATGTTCTTCACATCTTGAACTACCTCGATTGATTCATCGACCCAGTATATCGTCAGCTCCATAGACTTGAACTTCTTTACTTCATCGGGCCGATCGCATGACCGGAAGAGCAACTCTACTTCATATCCCTCGCGATATTTCAGCGTATACAGTTTTGAACCGTATTTTGATGATTGAGCAATATAGTTACCGAATGGGAACCAATCGAATATAGTGCGCATTGAAGTATCAACCAGTTCTCCATAGGAATTGCGAACCACTACTGCCCTTGTTTTTGTATAGCCATAACGCCTAAACATAAACTCCGGGATGAAGCGACAAACGTCCCAGGCTGCGCCACTTGTCTTTCCCGAACCTCTGGGACCTACTATTGCCCTGATAGTTGCACCGGAAGCCAGATAATGCCGTATCGTAGGCACGGAATCAAGATCATACTTGACATGATTAACGTGCTTACCGTCTAACCGCGCTTTCTCCAGTATCTCTTCCGGTGTCTCGATTACTTTCGGTATCACAATTCCTTTATTCGCTAATACCAGGCTCATTTCCTGTCCTCAATTTCATTCCTAAGTATCGGAATCACAAAATAACACTCCGGACATTTCAGTGTGTACGGTGGTTCAGCACCGATAATATCAGGGCTGGAGCCATACCATCCGCATACAATACACTTATAACCTGTTATCCTGTCCCAGTTGTCGCCGAAGCTATTTGATACTGACTGATCGATGTTTCTTGGTTTCTTGGCTGTATCATCCATACTCATGCTCCTTTGTTTACAAAACTACTGCTTCGCCATCGATGACCGAACCCGTTTAAATGCACATTGTAGCAGTTTTAATGGTCGGGGTGGTAGGATTCGGACCTACGGCCACTCGGTCCCAAGCCGAGCGCGCTACCTGACTGCGCTACACCCCGATTAAAGGCCGTATGGCGTTACTAAAACATATTGTTTTCTTCTTTTTCATTTACATCCTCACGTATAAATTATGCTTGCGGTTATAGTATGAAAATACAATATTCCACTACATGGTTCAAAAGATTATTTCTACAATGAATATAGGTAAATATATTGCAAGATAAAGAAAAAAAAGCTCTTTTTTTAATTGCCAAAATACTAATAGCTCCAACTTTTGGCGCTCTATTGTGGTTTTGGGATTTTTGGATTCAAGAACCCTTTTTACACGTGATTGATACAACATCAACCAAAGTGATAGTAAAAGTAATAGTGGTATTAAGTGCCTGGTTATTATTATTAATTGCATATATTGTTTATCTTTCGAAAAAAATGACTCAAAATTATTAAAATGGCCACCATTTGTGGTGAGTATTGTAATGCTTTATGAACTATTCGTGAAATATACTGGAATAAAGTTACCGAACTTGGCTGCTCATTTTTCTCACTTTGTTTATGAAAATAATTTCCTAATGATACCGATAATATTAGTATTGATAACAGCATGTCTCCTGTCATGTTTTTTCCTCGCCCAAAAATTTATAAAAAGAAAAAAATATTACAAATATTGTCCTGAGTGCAATTATGGAATTGATGCAAAAAATCCTGAATTTTATTGCCCTTGCGGAACTAAGTATCTTGTAAGATGCCCTAAATGTAATAAGAAGATAATAAGCAATATGGGTCGTATCTTCGATTATTATATAGCCCACGCCATCACAGGCTTTACAGGTATAAGGGCCTACAGATGCTGAGGCCCAACTTTGATCTCCTGCGATACCTGGGGGCCGGCTTACTAATCCTGTGCCGTCACACACCGGACATTTCTCTGCATGGCTCATCTTACCTCCTTATATCCCAGATCAAAGCCGATAAAGTTACGGTCCAAACCCCGTGCCACATCCGGGAGTGGACCTTTGCCAATAAACGGATCAAGAATAAGATCACCTTCATGGGATCCCGATAACACCATTCTACGGGCCAGGGGCACCGGGAACGGTTCGAATAAATCCTGACCCGGTGAAGATGGGAACTCCCATACAGCGCTGTGCCTACGCCTATTGTCTGTACCGGCCTTCTCCATTAACATTGATGTCTTGTATTTCGTGAAGAGGAATATGTAATCATAATCCTGTATGAACCTGTTCTCTTCGCTATCCTGAGTGGAAGAGCCTTTTTGCCAAATGATACGATTCTTTAGATGCCAGCCATTCTCTGCCATCATACCCAAGAAAGAGTCCGGTATCAAGCAGTACCCTGGAAAGAGGTAGGTATCGCCCAGAACAACGTAACATAGCCCGAGTTTCGTCAATACACGCTTGCATTGCCGGAATATCTGCTCAAGATGCTCGATATAAAGAGAGCTTGACGGTTCGAGGCCAAGGGATCCCGTCCAATTTCCCCAGTCGATATCGGGGAGACCGTAGTTCGGTGAAGCTGGATTCCAGTACGGGGGGCTGGTAATGATACAATCCACGCTCTCTTTATCGAGTTGTCTCGTGCCGGCCCTGGCGTCGAGCTTGTAGATGTTGTTTAGTTTAAGCATTCCCACACCTCTTTTTCGGAGTTCCAAGTCTTGTTGAAGTTCTCGCGCATTACGAAAGCAAGCCATAGTTGTTCAAAAGTCTCACCGTGAATCCAATATTGTGTTTCACCAAAATGTTGTCCTGTTGTTTCGTCCCATATTTCAACGATTCACCTTTCATATAGCTTTTATACCGTAAAGGATGTCAATACGTATGATCTCACCCTGAAAGCCGGGGATAGACTCTTTCAATACTCTCAATGAATGGTTCTTGTATATTTCTCTTGCTCCCCACATCACATCATCAGGAACTCTTATGGGGGCAAATGTGAGTACGGCGTATGGTGCGTTAAGTTTAGCAAGAGAATCCTTAACTTCATTGGCCAGTGCTCTCATACTCCTTTGTAGATATCGCTTAGCATATGTATCAATAGTCAGTTCTAAATCTTCTCCTTTGTGTAACCACGTCGCATTTCTTATCTGATCGATCTTGACCTTTGGCGGTATTTTGATCGTAGCGGTTTTACCCAGAACCGGCACTCGGCTAAAGACAGTACCGTTTAATTCAACGAATGCCGGGACAATTTCTTGGTAAACGTTATCCCCAACATCAAGATACTTGTCAAAGAACCTTAGTGCTTCCCTTGCTATGATGGCCAGTGTTAAAGCCTGTTTTGCCCGCCTTTCACATGCCTTGTCCGTGGTCAGAAGTTCCCCGGGGAAAGTCATTATTCCTACATGTCCTTTTGAGTTAAGCCATTTAACTTCACAGTCATTACCATGTAAAAAATAACTGAATACTTGCGTAACATATAGTGGGGGGCTTCCAGATTTCAGATACACAGTTTCGCCTACCTTAAATTTTTTGTCTTTAAACATGATTAACCGCCTTTGTTATTAAAATCCATGTTCCATGTAATACCAATACACCTGTTTGATAGAGATAACGCGCTAATGCCCCGTTTCTCGCAGCCTAAAACGACATTACCAGGGTGTTTTATACCTAATCACCTATTTCCTGCCCTTTCTGTAGTTCTTCCAGTACCCGAACGCCTTCCCTGTGGCTTCCTTCAGTCCCAGCCCTTCTTTATCCACGAAATACTTAATGGCACGTTTGATATATGGTTTCCGGTTTTCATGTGGTTTGGGATGTGGCATCTAATTATCCTCGAGACTCCTTCTGTTATGTTTTATAGCCTGTCGAGATTTGCATTTATGAAAGCAATGTCTGCTTCCATTCTTGCTAAAGTATTGTGCATGCGGTCTTTATGATTTGCCGGAGCTTCGGCTTTGGCTGAGTCTTCGCCAGCTGTTGGTGGTGCATTACCTACTATGGCATCAACGGTGTTCGAAATGCGATCCTCAAGCCTATTTAGAGCGCCGGAGCATTCATCAGCCCTACCGGAAACATCGTCAAGAGATGATATGCTGCTTTTTGGTCCTGTTGCGGAACAGACTTTATTTGGTACCATTTTACTACTCCTCCTGGTTAGTTTTGGTTACGTCCCTGCATCATCGGGCTTCTTAACTTCTTCGAATGTGAAAAAGTAAACCTCGTTTCCTCCTTTTTCGTCCTCCTTGAATATACCTAAGTGACGGCCCAGGGAATCGAGAGCAGCTTTCTTATCATGGAGCTTGAACTTAATTGCTCCGCCTTTCTGTACTACTATCTCGGAAATAGCTGCTCTTTGATCCTCGTTTATTTCCTTACCCTTTTTCAGCTTGATCCCCGTATCATCCCAGGTACAGTAATCGGCCATATTTGCAAATCCTATCTTAGCCAGCTCTTTAATAACTCTGTCAGCTGTAACCTCGTTCTGAGATGCTCTTTCATCGAGCTTTTCCTTGATTGCTGCGGCAATGTCAGGTTTTGTCAGGTTTTCTTGACCGATTGATTTTGCGGTCTTTTTGGAGTATCCTGCTTTGATTGCGGCTTGAGTTGCGTTGAGAGACAGAAGGTATTCATCGATAAATACCCGTTGTTTATCTGATAATCCATTTTTAGGTCTTGGCATATCATCACCTCGCTTATTGATAAAATACCGTATATTATTTTATTGTCAACAAAAAAACGAGGAGTAATTAAATAAAACACTTGCATAAAGAGTTTTATTGTGTCATATTATGTGTTACACATCTAACAAGGAGGGTATGGTGGAAACCTATTATCAAAGAAACAAAGATGATATTTCAAAAAAGCGCAGAAAATATTATGCTTTAAATCGAGAGAGAATCAAGAAATACCACGAAGAACATCGTGATCAGGCTAAGAAGTGGAAGAAAGAAAATCCAGATAAAATCAAAAAGCACAACCAAGCCCGTGCGCCAAAGCGGAAGGAGTATTACAAAAAATGGTATAAGGAAAACGGTAGAATTAGGACAGATAGTGATAGGGAGTGTAGTCTTGAATGGCAACAGGCTAATCCCGAAAAAGTTAAAATCCATCGACAATTATATTATGCCGTAAGAGTAGGCAAGATTATAAGGCCAGAGATATGCTCTAAATGCGGTGAAAAGACACGAATACACGCACATCATTTAAATTATGAGCATTATATGAATTTTGTATGGCTCTGCGCGTCATGTCATAAAAAAGAGCATCTTGATAATGGTAACAATACTTAAACTTAAAACACCGGGAGGGCGAAACGATGTCAAAAACACCAGCTTGGGCAATCCGCGCAATTAAATATTTAAACCAGTTACGGGCAAAAGGTATAGTCCCAGATATAGATTATGTCTTTTCAGAAAATCGTGTCGGTAGCTGGCGGATGTTACCCAATGGGGCAACAATATTTTACACGCCTATAGACTATGAGACACGATACAAGAAGGCTTTAAGAAAGTAAACGTTAACCAAACATCGGGAGGGCGAAACGATGGAAAGTACACTTTTGCAACAAATTCAATTCGATATTACCGGGGAACTGCTTGAGATATGTGATGGAATGTATTCGGGTATTCCTGAACGCTGTGAAGAGTGTGGATGTGCACAATCAGATCCGAACTGGAAAGATTTCACGAATAAGACCGTTCATGTCTGTGAACAATGCAATACCGAATACTATATTTATTGTTAGCTATTTAACAGCGGGGGAATGAGCTATGAAAGACATCTTGTATAAAACTAAAGGCCAGATTAAAACCTGTAACAAATGTTTGTGTTATATCTGCACATCTCCATCTAAGATATGTCGGAAAAACTGTACGAAAACGTTTGTATGCGAATTCCCAGTTGATAAGTGTACTATGCAGGTGGTGGGTTATTAATTAAGGGAATTATATATTAGACGATCCTACAAATTGCCCTTACTTGCAAATCTTTGCAACTCACCAATTGAAAATACATGCAATAACTTGGTTTTGCCAGATTGACCTTTTAGCCAATTATGAGCACCTTTTGAGTAACCACCACCATCAAGCACTATTATTGCAGGAATATCTGTTGTCTGGATTGATAAAACCTCAAAAGGATATTTTTCTTCTACGCTGCCGCGCGAAGCTTGC